GCAATGGTCGGATCACGCTGGGCCATCTCAGCAGCAGCCACAGGATTGGTCTGCGCGATGTTAATCGCTGCCTGTGGATTGGCTCGTGCGGCGTTTTCAACGATGGCTTGAGCAACAGGGGCGGCGGCAGCAGCACGTTCCCGCTCTTGACGGCGCAAAAACTCTGCAATGTAAATCGGCTCACCTGTCACCGGATCAACGCGCTGACCGGGACGTGTAAACATATTTCCAAAGAACTCGCCCATCGAACTGGCGGGAGGAGTTCGATACTCAGGCAATTCCTCAAAGCGCATCCCGTAACGGGGCACAGCGCCTTGGTTCTGGAAGCGAACTGCACCACGGTCGTCGTAGTGGATGTCGCCACCCTTGGCGAACGCAACCATGCCGCCACCAGCCATGCGGCGCGGCTCTTCCGCAGCCATCACGTCTTGGGCAGAAAGAGCGTTGGCTGCTTGGGGTGCAGCCATAATCCCAGCGTTTAAACGAGGAGCAGGCTGGCTCATCATTTGAGCCTGTGGTCCCTGCGGACCTTGACCTGATACTAGTTGAGAAGGAGGAGGGGTTTGTTGACCCATGCGCTGCTGCGTAGCCGCCATTGCAGCCATCATCTGCTCGCGGCTGGGTTGCGCCAAGTCTTGCGCGACCGTGGTGGTCGGAGCCTCTTTTGCGGCTTGATCACGCATACGCTTGCGCCGAGACATCTCGGTGACCACAAGGTAAGACGGATACGCGCCGCTCGGGGCTTGCACCTCCTTCATCAACAACTGGTCAGGAACATCCTTCAGTTGTTCAGAGAGTTCGATCAGATTCATACCCGCCCCTTACTTCATGAATTCGCGGTAGATACCCAGACCCAAGAGGCCCGGACCCACGATCTGTGACAATTGGCTTGGAGGAGCCTCGTATACCGTCTTGCCGCCTGTACCTGCCAAATTCGCGCTACCGCGCAGCAAGTCAGACATGAAGCCAAGTTGTTTATACGGGTACTGTTGCTGGGCAAGAAAGTCCTGATACGCCAAGTCCAGCGCACGTTGCTTCTCGCCCTGCTCCATGCCACCGAATGTTTCTTGCGCCCGAGCCAAGTCGAGTGCAGATTGTTGCTGTGCAGTGCCCAATTGACCCAGAACTTGAGCGCCTTGAATGCCCGTTGCAGCACCTCGCAGGGTTGCGTCAGTGCCGAACTGCATATTCTTCAGGGCTTGCTCGTAAGCAGCCTGACTGCCACGGGCTTGGATGTCAGCCATCTGACTGCCCAGCGCACGTTCACGTTCGGTGGTTGCCAGCAACTGACGAGCGCCACCGTATGTGCCCTGACGAGCAGCACCAAGGTCTGCGCCCAGTTGGGCTTTCTGTGCATCACGAATGGCAGACGCTTTTTGCAGGTCCACCACGTTCTGCATATATGGCGACATGAACGCCTTGGTGACATTCGGATCAGTGACTGCGCCAAAGTAACGCTCACCTGCGCCCAGAGCACCGATGCCGCCAGCGCCAGCCATACCGCTGCCAACGTCATACTGGCCCGGGCCTTCCATGCCAGCCACATCGCTACGGGCTTCGCGCTGAAGGTCGCTGATGCCAGCAATCCGCTCACCCCTGTAGGTTTGGTAGGGACTGCTGGTCAGAGCCTCGGTTTTGCCAAGCAGTCGCTCCATGTAAGGAGCGGCGTACTCAGGGATCGTGACTTGGGTCGTGTTGGCAGGAGGGGCGCTACCGCCGCCACCGCCACCACCATCGCCATAAATGCGACCAAACCCACCGGGCTTGGCACGGGTTACGGATTCACCGAGTGGCTCACCCAGTGCTTCAAGTTGTCGGCGTGAATATCTCATTTTTGTTCCTCAAAAAACTTTTGGAACATGACGCTCTGCACGTCATACCCATATCTCTTCATTGACTTCGTCCATCCCGGTCTGCCGACGAACTCAATGCCAGCACAACCCGTCTGCCTTGCGTATGCCTCTGCCAGTTCTTGCATCTTGTCTTCGACCGCTGCAAGGGTGTGAGGCTCCATCGCACAATACTGCACCACAAACATCTTGCACTGGGGGTAGTGTTTCACCTCGGTGATCAGATGACCGTGTACACCAGAGTCATCGAACACCACCCACAACTGCATCCTACCGCTCAACACGAATGACAGGATGTCATCCACAGTCGATCTGCCTCTTGTCCACTCCTCAGAAACCTTGAGGAAAGGAATGACCTGCGGCAGTGCCGTGTAGATCACTCCATGCGGGACCAAAGACAGTTGCATCATGCAGGCATCATCTTCTTAGAATTAACCGCAGGTGCTTGCTTCTTCTTGCCTGTGCGCTTGGTACGCACACGATCCATCATGGCGTACAGTTGCTTTGCGCCAGCCTTGCTGGAGCCGTTGCCGAGGTGGCTGACCACATCCGCAGGGATCACGAACTCACCGTCTGCCAAACGCGCCGGTTGACGACCATTGATCGTCGCAGGGATGGAGTCGCTCATGCCGTCGCCGCCGCCTGAGAGGAAACGAGGCACGTTGCTTAGACCGCCATCAGCAAAGTTCTTCTGAGCGGACTCATACATCCCCTCGCCGCGCTGGTAGCCTGTAAACGCATACGGATCAGCCATGCGGTCAATCTTCTTGCGGACATCGCGATAGCGAGGTTGACCACCTGCGGCGTAACCATCCCCCATGCCGCGCATCAATTTCGCCAGCATCCCGAGACCGCCAGCCTTTTGCATCTCGTTGTAGGTGGGCGAATCTGTGTACTGAGGCATCGGCACTCGATAATCAACCGGCTGGTATGTCGAAGCAGCAGGCATCGACATGGTGTTTAAACGCTCTACAGGGCTGGGTTGACCCATCGGCATCGTCGAAAGATCAATCTGCGGCAGACCTGCCTGACCCTGAACTCGGGCAATCGACTGATACACGCGAGCGGCCTCTGGAGACAAGGGGTTGCTTCCGATTTCTTGACCGTCTGTCGTGTTGCCGCCTTCGGCAAAAGCAATGATGCCGCCCTGCGCTGCCTTGTAGGGCGTACCTGCGGTGTAGCGATAGCGCAGACGCTGGTCCTCGCGACCCACCGGGGATGCTGCAATGTCGGACATATTGTCGATGTCCAGCGAGTACGGGCGAATGTATGCATCACGACCTTCGATTGCTTCCGGCTCTTCTGCAATCATCATTGGAGCAGCAGACATCGCAAGGTTCATCTTGTTGTTGCCCAAGAAGTCACCTGCCGACTGCATGGAGCCAAATGCCTCCTTGCCACCAGCCAAGACACGATCAGAGTACGAGGGGCCAGCAAGACTACGAGCCTCAATCACAGGAGGTTGCGGCTTCAGACCGCCAAACGTGCCGGTTGCCTCTGTGACAGAAGGAGTTGCGGCTTGAGAACTGAGAGCATCCAGACGCAATCTGCCAGCCTCGGCAGCATCAAGAGGGCCGCTCACCGTGGAAACGCCGCCAGCAGGACTGGGCATAGACTGCTGGAGGCTACCGCCTAAAACAGGCTGTCTCGGGGCATTCAGCGTGGCTTGAGACATCGGGTAATTTGTCACCATGCCGGGTTCGCCAATTGTGTAGGCGTTTGGGATTGGGTCCATACCACCCGGGAAGACGCGAGTGATGTTGGCTTCAAACGGTCTGCCATAGATGGCTGGATCAAGCGTCATGGGGCCAGATAGTGGCGGTGGCGCTGTGGGCGTCAGTGCAGACTGTTTCAGCGCATCCAGACCGGTCAGGTTGTTTGCCAGCGCCCCCGGAGGAGGTACTGCTGTCATGCCCGGAACAGCGGCAGGAACAGCGGCAGGAACAGCAGCAGGTGCGGCAGCAGATGCGCCAAAACCATAGTTGATGGGCGCAGAGCCAACATTGCTCAAACCAGCGGCTGTACCCTCCAGAGAAGGCAGCGCCATTGCCTTGCTGGCATTGAGACCAACTTGCGGCATCATGGCGGGATTAACCAACGATGTTGTGCCAGCCGTATTTATAGCGGCGGCAGGAACCGTCACGCCCGATCCTGCGCCTGCCATGACGGAAGGTGCGCCTACCATCGATCCTGCGGGTGCTGCTGCGGCTGCGGCAGGGGCGGCAAGGTTTGCCATTGACCCAGCCAATCCAGCGCCGCCAGCGGCTCCCAGACCCATCATCAGACCTTCTTTAAGGCTACCGGTAGCCAGAGCACCAAGACCGCCCGTCATCAAGCCAATGGTCAGTGGAGACAGTGTGCCGCCAGACAGCATGGTCAAACCAGCGCCAGCCACCATAGGCAGCAGACGCCCAAGGTTGAAGGCTTCGGGCAGACCGGTTTGCGGGTTGACGGTCAGGCTTGTGCCATTGTTCCGGGCAAGCGTCTGGAGTCCACCGACTTCTTGCGGGGACATATGCACCAGCATCGTGTCGCCATTCCGACCTTTACTGGCTAGATATTGAGCGGTTTGGTTCATGTTGACATTATCCTTGTTCGTGTTTAAACGTCAATGTTTCCTATTGGGTCAGGTCGTAGAAAGACAAAGACCCAACTGCATCCCCTGTGGTGGCCCCGGAAACCGTGCGGATGGCGACCGTATAAATATCGCTGACGCCAGCAATCGTGGCCCCAAGTTGCAAATCCCAGTTGTACCCGGTTGGAGTAGCCAATCCCGGCGTCCCCCCTGAAACAGATGCTGTGGTGTAGTCGGTTTGGACAATCGAGCCGCCCGTGGTCGCAGTTGCCGAAACGTCAAACTCGACGTTTGAATCGTTAGGAACCGCCGACCAAGACGCTGCGGTCAGGGTGGGGTTTTTGATCAAAGCCACTTCATAGTTCTGACTTGTGGTCGGTAGAACCTGAACCCGATTTGGGAGCACCACGGCTCCCGTGCGACCAGACGCAAGCCGAATCGAAACGAGTGGCAGAAATGTTGTGCCGATAGTTGCAAGTATTGTGGTGCGTCGAGCCACATGGTCTACGGAGGTCTGCTGGAAGCCTCCCTCCGAGACAACGGAGCAACAGATGGCTTTTATCGATGCAGCCACGGCAGCAGTTGTGCTGGTGATCTGATAACGCACCGGCAGGATTGCAGTGGTCATGTAGACCGATGTGATGTCGTTTGCGTTGTCAAAGGTATGGCAGACGATGTACTCGCCATTGATGATGAATCCACACCGCACCGAACCCACGCCAAGCCACTCAAAATCCATCCAGAGAATCTGTGCCTTGGACGGATCAAGAGTTAAACCAGATTCGCCAGTACCATCCAATTTGTCCCCATTCCAATCTGCTTGATTGACTGTACGAACATCACTGGGCGTTCCGGGGGTTGGTCTGGAACTAGATCGCAAGACAAACGAATACACGCCGCCCGTATTCTTGAAGAACACACCGTTGCTGTCGTTGAAGTACCCCACGCTCTGCGTCAAGTTGACGCTGGTGCTGGAATCCATCACAAAGGTTGCAAGCAGCAAAAGACCTTTGCCGGGCTGGTAAGGAAAAGAGCGATAAGACTGACGAGTCACAGAGCCAACACCGGCTCCAGTGACTTCCATCTTGACTGCTGCCTCGTTGGAGAGGAAGGTAGTCGTGCCAGTGCCAGTGGTTGCGACATCAAATTGATTGTCGGCGGCGTAGCGGTTCTGGCTGTCAAAGAGGGTATACGGCTCACTAACCCGCAGCCTGCCGAACGCATCGAGCGATGTTGGTGAGAATGGGTCCATAAATCCGTTTACCTCGTTTGTCAGTCTGTTTAAATAATCATCCAGCAGGTTGAAATAAAGACGCAGCGCACGAATCAAATCCGTCTGCTGTGTCTGGTCGTAATCCCTCTTCGGGATCGGGAGGGCTGGCGCGACGAACTTTTTGATGATCATCGCTTGCCATCTTTCCGTCCGTCGAGTCTTGGAAGACCCATTTGCCACATCACACCCAACTCATCAGAGTAAATCTTCAAACCCATCTGACGAGCGCGAGCACGAATGAAAATCTGCTCTGTGTACTGCTCCACCGGCACAGTCGATGACAACTCCACCAGCGGTTGGTTGGCGGCGTTGTAGTTGGAGCCGGGGAAGTTTCTCGGTTTGACTGTCAGCAACACCTTGGGGTTTGCTGCCGTTGATCCTTGAAAGTTGATGTCGGGAATCATCCGCTTGATCAGCATGAATTCATCCCCATCGACGATGTCAAAGTCGGACGTGATGATGTAGGAGGTCATCGGCAGACCGTCAGCATCAATGCCAACCTCGTGGTTGTACAGGTACTGACCGTTGACCGCTTGTGGGTAGAGACGCAGGGGCGAATCCAGCCATGCCGTGCGCTCAATGGTCCCGTAGTACCAAATCTGCTCGGCGTAGTTGTAGATGACGTAGGAGTCCGGCGATGTGTTGTTGCCTGTCGGGTAAATCCACCACACCTCGTTCCAGCGTTCGTTGGTCCCGCAAATGATCTGGGCCTGTTGCTCAAAGTTGATGTTGTTGAAGACCTCATTCCTGAGAGTGCAGGGCAGCGTCTCAACGCGACCGGAGTACATATAGAACTTGTCCTGCCCCATCCAGTAAGCCACGTTGTTTGCCACAACAATGGATCGGGGGCTGGCAATCGAGATGTTGTCAGCCAACTCTTGGAAGGCGAACACATCGGTCGTACCCGTGAACTGCATCGAGTACATACTGGAATCGGTCAAGATCAAAGTTTCCTGACGAGTCGGTATCGCCCGAACAATTCTTGATCCACGCGAGACGCGATAAAAGCCGCCAGAGTTTGTGACGGCAGGAGTCCAGTTCAATGGTTGCGCTTGAGCAGCCCAGCGGATCAGCATGGGGTCAAAGTTGCCCCCGCCAAACGGTGTTGCTCCAAAGGCGCACAGGTGTCTGTCGTTCTGAGACACCATCAACTGCATGACTTCCGTAGGAACATTCGCGCCAATAAACCCCGCATTCGTTGCAGCGGTGGATAGCGGAATGGCTCTTACGCTGATGCTGGTCTCATACGCCCAGTAATAGGGTGTACCGTTGCGGATGTTCATCACCGAGTCATTGTCGAAATTGTCGTACCACCAATCTCGCTGCCCGATCACCAAAGGTGTCACCGTACCAGTGCCCCAACCCAGACGGCTCCAAGGGCCAGCACTCCAGCCGTAGCCGTACAGGTCAATGTCATTGCCCGGGATGATGGGGAAGACTGCCGTAATGCCAGTGCCACCTTGATTGCTGGTAGTGCTGGTGGCAGCAGTGGTCGTCTCGATCTGGAAATTGTCAGCGTTGACAATCGCGTAGACCTGAAACTCAGCGTTGAACTCTGCCTCTGGAATGCCGCCAATCGTTGCAGGAGAGCCAGACCCCACCACACCGGAGAAGGTCACAAACTGGTCGTTGGCAGTCACGCCGTGGCCCACAATGTTGACGTTGACGATCCTTGAGCCATTCGTCGTGTCAAAGCAGTTGTCGCTGGCTGGCGATGTAAACGTTGCGCGAGCCGGTGTCAGGTCTTGTAGGTTACCGCCCACCTCCGCATAGAGGTGATTGGTCGTGCCGATCCAAAGGATGTTGTCGCTATTCGTCGTGATGTAGTTGAACATACTGCGACAAATGCCCTTGATCGAAACCGTGGGGTCGCTCTCCCAACCACCCAACTTCTGTGGGTAGCCGGAAAGAAAGCGGACTTTCTCGGACTCGTAGTAACCACCCTCGTTGGCGTAGTTAGTCGTGTCTCGATTGACCCCCGGTTTGATTTTGACCTTGGTAAATGGCATGACGTTTAAACATTGCGTTCGAAGTGAGGGCAGTCAACCAAAGACCGGAAGTTGCCACCCCAGCGGTTCTTGGGATGTAAAGACTCCCAGTAAGCGCCAACGGGTGCAAGCATCTGTTTGTCCCAGATGATCTTGCCCTCTTTGAAAAAATTCAGGTCTATGGCGCACCGCTTCAGGTGGATCGAGTTCATGGTCTTAGAGCGACCCGCCTTGACGTGGATGGCTTGTTGTTCAGGGGTACGAGCAAGTTCACCACCCGTCACCATAAAGCCCTGCTCTGTGGCGTACTGGATCAGTTTGCAGGCGTCCAGAAGGAACGCTGCCTGTTCTTGTGAAAGGCTCATTCGTCTTTCCCCTTCTTACGCATTTCCATGACCTTCTCAACGGTACGACCGCCGAAGTAGGCCGTCATCACCAACATACCCCACTGCCCCAGCAAAGAGACGTAGGACTCGCTGATCTTGTACCCAGCACCATCCAGCAAAGCAAAGATGAGGTAGGCAGTCAGCAGGTACACCAGAGTGCCCGGGCGCACGTTCTTGGACAGCCAAGAATCGGAAGCCATGTCAGCCTTCCAACGGTCCGAGACATTGTCCTCTTGGTTGGCTTGAGCCGCCAGCAGTGCCTTGAGTTCTTCCTGCTCCAGTTTGGCCTTTTCGATGCCCAGTTCCAACAGGCGCTCTTCATGGTCGTACTGAAGTTGACGGAGTTTCTCCACCTCTTGCGGATTCGGATTGTCGGAAATCTTGACCCCAAGGGTCTTCTCGACGACTTCCTTGCCTTTGGCTTGGATTGCGCTGGAGAGAAGGTTTAAACCACTCTCTGCCAATGTGCCAAGTAGTGCGCCTACGATTGGAACCATTATTTTTTCCCCATTTTTTCACGCTCCTCAAGGAGCCGGACTTTCACTTGCAACTCGTTGATGTGCAACATCATCTGCTCTTTCAACACAGCACGGCGCTCGGCAGAGATGGGGCTGTCGGTTGGGACACCCTCTCTCGTAATAAGAGCAGGCATCTGCCCCTCAATCTTGGTCAGGCGTTCCGAAAAAGAAGCCACCTGCCCCAATAGCCACGCCAGCGCAGCCACCACGATGGGGATGACTGCTTTGAGTACGTCAGACCATGCCATCTTTACCTCCCCGAAGTCATTTCGCTGTCACCCTTCTTAACGGTGACCTTGTCCCCATCAACATGAACGTGCATGGGGTCTCTATCTGCCATGCGGTCAAGACGCTCGATCAATTGCTTCATTACCTCAAACTCAGGCTTCTCCTGCTTTGGAGTTGCCCCGGCAATACCGTTGAGCATGGCAATCAACGCCGTCAGAGCAGCGGAGACCAGACCAATCACAGCGGCGATCTTGGACTCCTCAAGGACAAGGCTTGCACCTACGCCGATCATCACAATCACGGTGATGCACAGCAGACCCCATTTACCGATGGACTTGCCTGCCACTTCTTTGGCGGGTGAAGCCGCCTCCAGACGCTTCATCTCAGCGTCTACAAGAAGGTGCTCTTTGTGTAGGTCTTTGTCTTTGAAGATCATGATTGCAGCCCTTCAATGATTAGTTTTAACTCGGGCGTACCGGGCGCTGAATCAATGTCAACTTGAATAGCAGCGTACTTCTCACGGATTTTTTGGCGCTCTGCTTCTGCGGTAGCAGCGTCAGACCCGGGAATTTGCTTCATGATGATCGCGTCATACGGCTCAAACTCAGCGGCACGGGCAGCACGACGAGCGGCGTGAGCAATTTCTTTCGCCTTGGTCATGTTGATGGAAATCATGCTGTGTACTCCCATGCGTCTCTGAATGTTCTATCTGATGGAATTTCAGAAACATCGACAATTTTGAATGGTTTACCTTGAGGAACATCTTTTGCCGCCAACTCTTCAATGGTGTGGTCAGCAAGATATTCAGGGGCTGGTATCACAATCGCTACACCGCCGTCATCAGTTTCATAAATTATGCGTTGGTTCATTGGTTGTCCTTGTTAGCGAAAAACTGCTACGTGGTTTGTAATTGAATCTGCCAAACCACCACCATCATCAATACATTGCACTTGTACACTTGTTGTTGTTCCTAAACGAATCATCGCAAACTGCCTTCCTCCACCCGCTGTAAAACCAGTATCATCATTAGAAGTACAACTGTATTGTGTGCAGTAAGCGCTATCGATAATTGCAGTAGTAAAATTTACAGTATATTGACCAAGCCCATTATCAGTAATAGAACTTACATTCCCACTAGCGCGAATAGTAACTGTATCTGTGCCTTTAAAATTTACCCATGCTCTGCAACCGTAGGCTGTGGCTACTGAGCCGTAACCGGAGTTGAATTTAAAATTAGCGGACGAATCAAACTCGCCGCATTGAGCGCCGCCTTCAGCAAAGCCAATAGTGTCGGCAGAGGGAAAATAAATCCCGGTGTTTAAGTCGCCCGTGGTGGAGTAGATGGGTAACGATGCAGTACCGGCGGCGGCAACGATTTGTTTGTCTGTGTTGATCCTAGCCGTCTCAGTGCCATTACTCTGAAAAACGGTAATGCCATCATTCCCGCCCGTGGTCTTTAGACCAGACGTACCGGAGACTACTCCGTCATCTGAATTCAATATGCTAGGCATGGTTTACTCCTTTGGGTAACGGGCTTTGATTTCAGCCACTTTGGCCTGCCACTCAGCCAGTGTGGCTTCGCCTCGTTGTGCTTTGAAGAATAGAGGGTCGGCCTCAACAGCATAAGCAGCGCGGCGTTTTACATCTGCAATACGCGCAGGCTCAAGAGCCTGAAGGCGAGCGACCTCTGCCTGAATTTCAGCGTCAGTGGGCTGGCTCTGCGTCTTGTCCAGCCACTCAAGATCATCGCCGCGAAGAACCCATTGAGCGCCGGGACGTAAGGATTGAAGTGCTTCTGCTTTGTTCATCCTGCAATCTCCATGAGAATGATGCTTGAAAAATTACTGCTGTACTGCATTTTCAAAATACCAATGCCAGCCGTTCTGAGTGAGCCTCTAGTTGTATAGGTAACGGACGATGTCGTAGCGGGGGAATCCAAATATGAAATTCCTGCTCGATAAACAAAATCTACAATGGTGTTTGCGCGGCTGTCATCAAAACCAATTTGACCAAAAACAAGGGTAGAGTTTCTAAAAATTCCAAGGTTGAATTGAGCGTCAGACGCGCCAGTTGTCCCATCTAAACCTATGTTCTGAGAGGCAATAATTACAATCCGCGAACTTGCGCTACTTGGTGTAATGGATGCCGAAAGACCACTAGAAACCCATGTATCAACCGTTGATGTTGAAACCTCTGTTGTGGTTGTGGCGCTTACCACCTGCAACACAGAGCCAGCAGGAAAGTTTGCAGTAGACCCAGAGGTCAAAACCGTACCACTGGCGGTAGGCAGTGTCAGCGTGTAGTTGCTGTTTGAGTTCGGAGACGCAATGGTGAACGTACCTGTTCCGCTTGCGTCACCTGATAGGGCTATTTTCGACATGGTTTATCCTTTCGCCTCAAGTGCGGCGACTTTTGCCGTCAGTTCTTGGATCATGGCCTGCTGTTCTTGAATGGCGGCAGTCAGAGTTGCCACAAGGAACGAGGTATCGACGCCTTGGTACTTGGGCCGTGTCTGCTGAACGCCATCTTCGTCAGTGTAAGTTTCAATGGCATCCTTTTTGCCAGTCACACATTGCGGCACGACCTCAGCCAACTCGTGAGCAATAAAACCCTCACCATCAGAACCGTCAGACTTCCATTTATATGTGACAGGCTTCAGCGCAGCAACCTTGGCAAGCGCCCCAGTCATGGGCTGGACGTTTTCTTTTAGGCGGTAGTCGGAAGAGGTGTTGTAAGAAGTATTATTTGATCCGTTTGTGGATATAGAGCCAACTTCAGTTGCGCCCGCGTTAATACGAAAAGAAAAAAATCTGTAACCATTTGCAACACTAGACCAGATATTAACTACTTGAACTTGCGGGCCATCACCAGTCTGGCTATCAACAATAGTTGCACTACCCGTGCCCGCAAAAGAAGTCCCTCTTGTGGTGGAAGCGTCGTTGGTTTTGCCAATTAGCAGGGTTCCACCACCTGTAATACGCGCACGTTCAGAATCGTTCGCAATAAAAACCAACGGATGATTACTTAAAGAACCGAGGCCGACCCGAGATGCTGTTGGATCGGAAGCCATGAATCCCTTAATGGTCGCAGAATCAGTTTCTAAAAAAATAGAACTGTTATCGGAGCCAGAGGCGCGATTTTGAATTCCTCGGTTACCCGAATAACTCCAAGACGTGGTTCCGAGCAAATAATTTCCGCTGCTGTCTGTGCGGCTTTTTTCAGTGCCATTGGTGGCTGTAGCAACAACATCAGCAGCAGGGAAGAAAATGCCGGTGTTGGCATCCGTGCCGCGAATTGCGGGGGTTGCGGCAGAGCCGTCAATATCAGATAGGCCGTCCGTTCCACTCAAAATCAAAGTCATTCTTTTCTCCTTACAGAATCAGCCAACGCTGGTTCGTTGCAACTGTGATTGTTACGCCCGAGTCCACCGTTACTGGACCGACACTCAAGCCATTCTCGCCGCTTGCGATGGTGTAACTCACCGTAGCAACGTCCTTGTTGGTCATGATCGCGCCACCAGCCTGTGCGCCGCCAATACCGCCCCACTGCCCAGCGCCGTAACCCTCAAACTGGGAAAGAGTCGAGTTGTATCGGATCATGCCGTTTGCTGGCGATCCACTGCGCTGACCTGTGGTTCCGGCGGGCAACTTGACCTGTCCAGTGCCACTGAATGTTCCGTCCCCCGTGAAGGTAAAGGTCGTTCCAGTCAGAACACCAGACAGGTCTAGCGCACCCAAATGATCCAGTTGGTATGTGATGTCCGTGCCATCGTTGTAGATCAGCGCAGTCTTGCCGTTCGGAATGGTTACTCCCACGCCAGCAACAATCACCCGAATGCTCTGACCTCCAGAGGTGGCGTTCTTGACGATGTAGTTCTTGTTGATCGCCGGAACGATCAGGTCACGGGTCGCAGTAAGGCTGACAGCCGATGTCAGGTTCAGGAACAGCGCACGAGCATCCTGCGCGGCGTTCGTGTTGGAGAGGGTCAGGGTCTTGTTCGCATCCGAGGCAAACGAGACAGTGACGCGACCAACGATGGCTTGTTCCAGCGCCGTACCGAGGTTGCCGTTGGTTGTGGTTCCCCAAGTACCAACCTGCTCACCTAGTGCGATGAGTTCAATCTTTAGGTTGGTTGAGTATGTGGATGGCATATTCTTTTCCTCTTGTCAAATGATTACACAACCAGCCATCTTTGACCAGATGCAACCGTCACAGCGACACCGCTTGCCACAGTAATCGGGCCGACTGATTGCGCGTTCGTGCCGGTATCTACGGTGTAGTTTTCGGTCACCGTGGTGTTATTTACGACCAATGCACCAACGCCTCCACCGCCTCCTGTCAATGTTCTGCCAGCCGGATAGGTGACAAACACATCCTTCGTTCCTGCGGAGAAGTTGACTAGCGATCCGCTGTTCGAAGAGGCCAAGACACTGTCGCGGGACAGCGTTGTGCCGGAGGACGTGTATGTACCTACACCCACTTCCCACTCGTTGGTTCCCTGACCTGCGATGGTGTAGAAGGTAGTGTTGCCATTTCCAATAGCAGAGAACGACTGAAACCCAGTAACCGCACCCGCGAGCGTTACCGTCCCCGTACTTGTGGTCGTGGTTGTTTCTCGGACGCGATCTTTGACGACAAGTGGCATATCAGTTCGATGTCTTTATGACATTCCAAGTTGTTGGGTCAGACGTGTTGATCACGTTCCATGTGCCGCTACTTTGCGCGTTGATCAGGTTCCAATTCCCCGGCTGACTGTCGTTGATGATTTCCCACAGCAAGCGGCCCAGAACGCTGTCAGACGCACGAGCCAGTTCTGCCACATTTGCTGCATAAATCGGCAGAGTGGTAGTCACATCAGAGCCAGAAGCGGCCTCTTGCACCAGAACGCCAAAGTCGATTGCTCCGCTGATCAGGTCGCTGGCTGCTGCTGCCTCATCGACAGCAACAATGAACACCACACCGGCAGATGCTGTATCAGATGCCGTTGCGGACTCGATGATGTTGGTCGCGAATGCAAAGGACGAAGACGCTGAATCGGCTGCGGTTGCCGTCTCGGAAGCCGTAGCCAAAAACGTGGCGATGGCAGAGACCAGTTCAGAGACGGTTGCAGACTCTGTGATCAAACCGCCGAAGTCAATCGATGCAGAGGCTTGTTCAGAGCCTGTAGCGGCCTCAATGACGCTTGCACCGAATGTGACGGCAGAGGATGCTGTATCGGACGCTGTTGCTTGTTCAGAAGCCTGAGAGTTGACTGACACACCAGCAGAAATGCTGTCTGCGGCTGTTGCTGTCTCTTCAATTGTGGAGACAAAGACCACCCGAGCAACGACCGTCTCCGATGCCGTCACTGTCTCAGCAATTGCACCCTCAAAGGTTACGCTGGCGCTGGCAGTCTCTGATGCTGTTGCCGCTTCCAGAATGCTGCCACCAAAATCTACTGAAGCAGAAATCGTGTCTGCTGCGGTGACCAGTTCAATGACTGTCACCACATAGGTGACGCTGCCGGAGATCGAGTCTGTACCAGTTGCCGACTCAGTGATGGTGGACTGAAAAACAACCTGCGCGGAGATGGAGTCTGCCCCCGTCGCGCTCTCCGTGATGGAAGAGGCGAACGTTGCCAGTGCGCTCAGAGTGTCTGAGGCATTGGCAGATTCAGCGACTGTCGCTGCATAAACAGCACCCGAAAGAGATGAGTATGGCGCAGTCGAGTAGGGCAGGAGTCCGTACATTCCTTAAGCAGTCGCGAGTTGCGCCTCTTCAAACCAGCGTTGTTGTTTTACGCCAGCCTCGTCGGTCCACTCAACCAGATAGAAGAATGTGCCGTTCTCGTCCATGCGAAGCGCAACAACTGGGCCTTGCGGGGCTACAGAAACGAGTTTGACGTTCTGACCTTTTGTGAATTTGGTAGCCATGTTTTCTCCTTACGCAGCGTCAAGGCTGAATTGGTATGTCACGTTCAGCGTGTCACCCGACACCACAGCACGGTCACCCGGCGATTGGAAGTCAGAGGCCGAGAACAGAATGCCGGTAGTACCACCCTTGGTGTTGTTGCTGGTCAGGAATGCGCCAGCAATCGTCACCGTGCCGTTGATGCTGAACACAGCCACAGAGGCCGAGTTGCTGATCACGGAGGGGTCGGCGGTCGTCGCAGAGCCGAACGTGCAAGCAGGGCGAGTAGACTGGCTGTAGGCGGTTGCCTCGGTCCAACCTGCGTGAGTCGCCATCGTGTCGCCAGCGTCAATCGTCGTGCCAGAACCGGGGCCGGTAATCAGACCGAGATACCACGTTGCCGTGTAGGACGTGCCCGAGAAATACTTGTCGTTCATGTCTTTGAGACCGACGTTCACAACAAGGTTCTTGGACTCCTCTTTCCACTTGAGGTTGCCGTCTTTGTCACGGCACTCAACGAAAAACACGCCGCCACCGCGAACGCGCTCTTCAGATGCACCACCACCTAGGACTTCGGAGAAGACCTTGTCGGTGGATTTTGCTTTGTTGTTGATCATTTCATGCTCCTTAAGAAATCCGAATCAAAGCCGAACTGTTGGTATTAACAGGGAATTGCACCTGAAACACAGATGTCGATGTCCTGTCAGCACCGAAGTCCAAAACACAAATTGCCGCTCCACCGTTCTTGTAGATCAGCGCCCCACGGGCAGTAAATGCCCCGTTCCAAGACACATCCCCAAAATCAATAAAGGATGTGCCATCGGAAATCGCCACGGACGGGGTCAGCACTTCCCCGCCAGCCGTGTATCCAGTCGCAGACACCTCACCACTCGTGGTGTATGCCGCAGTGGTCTCATCCAGCGATGCGGCGTTGGTGTACAGGGCAATCTTGAACACGTCCGTCGTGCCCGAGGCGAAGTCAAAGTCTCCGCTTGGAAGACCCAGTTTAAACGTGTTGCAGGTGTAGTTGCCAGTGAAAGCCATTATTTGACCTCCATCCGGTACTGACCAGAACGGTAGGCGTCCTGACGCTCCATGCCATCACCAAGACGCTTGGCAAGGGTCAGGGCTTCGTTGTAGCGACCAATGTACATATCGACCACATCCTTCTCGGACTTCATGAAGGACGCTGCCTCCAGCATCGCGCCGTAAAGCAGCACAGAGTCCATGTTGTCGCCCAGCCATGTCTGACCGCTGGAGGCGGTGGTGATCGACTCGGGGTAGTAGTAGTAGTGCAACTCGACGCTGTACGCCGCATTCGGCGTTGGACCCATCAGGAAGGTCAACTCATTGGTGATGACCGGAGGCGTGTTGTTCGTCGTGGTCGGACCAAAGAGGGCGTAGTAATAGGGTTTACCCTGATCTGTCGGAGACGGGAACGATTCACGGATGAAGTTCACGTCCTTGTTGAGCAGGTACAGGTACTCGCCGGTCACAGGGTCGATGACGGCAATCGAATAGACCGCCAAGAAATCGCCCGGGGCCGAGAGGTACTTGTTGCCATTGGTCGTTGTGCCAGTGACGTTCTTACGCAGCGAGGGGAACTGAACCGAGTTGTAGACACGCTGTTCAGCCTGCTGGATGAACGTGTTGATCTGCTCGTCCGAAGTCAAGCCACCCGCGCCGACTGCCTGTGGGAAGTCGTTCTCGCAGTACGCCTTGATTCTGGCTTTCAGTTCCGTGTAGTTCACCGCTTACCCCATCTTCTTGCTGTGACCAAACCCACGGGTGGTGTTCTTCGTGCCGCGAGTACGCTGAGTCTGCGTGTTCGGGACGGCATTCGGATAGCCAGAGTTTGGTGTTGGCTGTGTGTATGGCTTGGGCTGGACGTACTTCTCGCACGGCTCCTTGGTGTCAGCCGGGAAGTATTCGAACTTGTCTGTGTTCATTAGCCACCTCGCGAAGTAGAACGTTGATTCATCATGCGAGCCACGTTGCGCCCGTACTGCTTCATCGAAGAAGAAGTCACGCCACCCTTTGCATAGCCCTTGCCATGCATTTTCTTCTCGTGCGCCTTGACTTCAGTCTTTGCAATTTTCTTCATCTTGCTGGTTTCCATTTTCATGCTCCTTATGTCGTTGCAACCGTCACTGTTCCCAGTTGAATTCCAAGCGCCAAGTTGTTGGGCGTCAACCCCACATCGTTGGCCCTTGCCCCTCCAACAGGGGCGAACCCCCACTGGAAAATCCTACTGCCACCCTCTGCCGTACCAGTCTGATCTTTGTTTGGACCAGTCGAATTGACCAGTTGCAAACCACTCAGACCAGAAACCCGGTAACTGATGTCCGGCCTCGGGTTGCGAAGCGCCTGCGGGTCATCAATCGGGTACATACCCAACTGCAACTGCGGCTGATCAGGCTCCCAGCACTCCGGGCAGACCAAGATGTTTACGTTCTTGGTCTTGATGATCAAACGCTTCAACTCTTTCAACTTGTAGCGAAAAGCACAGCGATCACATTCTGCAATCGCATTTTTACCAGAGGCAAACTTGTTACCCATGCTTTACTCGGTGAAGTATCGGCGTGGGACAAAACGGACTGCGGACTTGTCGCGGTCCTCCTCGGTGGCAAACTTCCACTGCTCGTCGTACTGCATCTTGAGCATCTGCAAACGGTCCGGCGCGATCTTCTGCGCGAGGTAGTAGGACAGACCTGC